TGCATCTTATCAACGTGCTTAGAAACTTCACCATCTTTACCGTGTAATTTTTTTTCATGTTTTTTTACTTCATCTTCACAATCATCTGAAGCTTCTGTTACATTTTTTTCACCACGAAGCATTTTAAAGTCTTGAGCATCAATCTTGTTATTTTTATTCTTGTCAATTTTGTGTTGATTGCCTTTAAGTGCCTCAATTAGTTTACTACCAAATTTATGGGTTTCATTCATGCCACCAGATTTCTTTTTATCGGCAATAGCCTTTTTCATGGATTCTTTTTCGTTTTTATCTCCATCCAAATCTAAGAAGTCTGGCTTGGCGGCTTCATCATATCTGCCTTTGGTTTTCTCGTTATCTTCTTTATCTTTTTGAATTAAGTCTTTAGCTTTAGGACCTTTAAGTGTGTCAATGTCTTTTTTTGTTTGGTCACGGCGTGCTTTGGCTGAATTACCATATGAAGAACCATAAACTTTCATGCCAGTTGAAGTCGGCACTTTTTCTGCTTCAGTAACAGGTTCCTCTATAACTTTATTTACAGCTTCAGCGACTGAATTCATTTTAAGTTTATTAACAAACATTTTATTTCTCCTGTTTCTTTTTCTTTTTAATTTTTATTTGTGTGCCAATATTTCTATCTGCATCTTTATAAGACTGCATTGGTTCAAAGTTAGTGGCGCCATTCAAAACACCACCTACACCCATATCGGATATAGAAATGTCATTTTGAAAGCCTTTATATTCTTTAATTGTTTTTCTAAAACTACTAAATTCTTTTTGTTCTCTGTATGTTACATCGCCTAGACCGGACATGGGATATACTGTTCCCTGCTGGCGTGTATCAAATTCTGGCCCCACACCTGTGGTGTTCCGTAGTCTTTGACTTACGGTTGGAGCATCTACTATTCGTTTCTTCTTTACTTTCTCTTTGTCTTTGGAGAAGTTGGTTTCTTTTGGCTCTGGGTTGACGGTGAGCGTTGGTTCTTGGGCTTCGCTGTAGGTTTTGAAGGTGTAAGTTTTTGTTCGCTTGCCGGCGTTGTATTTGATATCGTCTGTTTGGGGCTCGTTGCCTCGGTTGTCGGCTGGGATACTGTCGAGGCCGACTGCTTGGAGTTCTGGATTGGTTTTAATTTTAACAAATTTATTAGTGCTTTGAACATTTTTTTCTTCCTTCACTAGGTTATTACCTATATTTAACTTACCACGTTTTTCTAACCAAGACAAGGAGATATCTCCATACATCCTGTTTTCTATGAATTCATTGATATTTAGGTAAGTTTTTGTTATATCTTCTTCAATGGACTCAAGTGAACCTGTATTATCTATCTGTATAAAATTATCAAAAGCTTCGGCAAAGAGCTCTTTGTTTTTCTGAGCTTGTGACCACTTGTCATATCGAATGGATTCAACCATCATACGAGATAACTTGGTATTTCTTTCTTGACTAACTTCATTGGTGGTATTCACAAACACCATCATAGTAGAGTAACCTAAATCTTCTAATTCTTCTTTGATGTGGTTGATTTTATCAATACTATCTGCCGGTCCGTTGATAATCAAAGGACCACGATTACGGATGGCTTCTCTACGAAAATCACTGGTTTTTTCAGATAGTTTTTGTTTATCTGCAAGGTAATCATAGGCTTGATTAGAATTGAGTTCAACGGCACGAGCTTCTGGTATTGATTCACGAATGATGATATCTTTGCCAGAACCAGGTCCACCAGTTACGAAAATTGCTTTGAACACACCACGGTTAATGTTTTCATGTAAACCCATACCCTTACGAGTATCATGGTACAGTTCTTTTGCATGGTTATCCGCAACGTGTTCTGGAACACCTTTTTTGAATTCTTTGTAATTACCTGAAGATGCATGGTGGCGCATCTTTGTGCCGGACATACCTTCAGAACCTTCAGCATCTGGATCACGATGACCAGCAGAATGAACAGTAATCTTTTTAAAGTTATAATGGCCGTGTTTACCTTTTACACCATTGTATTTGTGTAGTGAATCTTTGAACTCTTTAACACGGTCAGAACCAACCACCACATGAAGATGTGTTACACCTTGTTTGTGTAATTCGGCAGCATGATGAAAGATAGAAGGATGTTCTTTTGAGGATGATTTGAAATTTGTACCTGGTGAATATCTCTTTAAGTGTTTAACTTTAGATTCACCAGACAATGGATTCTTCTTGGAATCTTGTGAATGAGATACCACAACAGTATGACCTGCATTGTTTTTATCTGCAACTTCTTTAACTTTATGAATTAACTTTAAATGTCCTGTTGTAGGAGGATTCATACGGCCAAAGGTCATCACATGATGATTCTGTGATGATTCAGCTTCTTGAACTATCTCTAAAAATGATTTCATTTAATCTTTATGGCCTAATGTTTTTTTAAATTTATGTAAATCATCATCTTTATCCAAATCAATGTGACTTTTGTTTAAACCTTTTACACCATCTGGATGAAAAGCAACAGTTCTTGCCGATTTGTTACCTTTTTGTTTTTCTCTGATACGCCATTTACCTTTACCTGAAATGGAAGGAAGTCCATGACCAGTTTCATCTTTCTCACCAACTTTATATGTTCCGTGGCCACCTACTTGCAAAACATGAACATGGTGGTCTTTTAAATATCCTTCAGCTGGGTGTAAATTTGGGTGTTTAATTTCAATAGTCTTTGCTCGACCCGAACTAGTTGATTGTTCTTTTTCTGGATCCGGATGATGTTTGTTCATGTGTTTAAGTATGCCAGATTTTTCTATGTGTTTAGCATATTCTGGCCTTTTTGCTTTTTGTGTATCTTTAATGTGCCAACCCTTATCTTTACTGTGATGAATCGTTAATTGACCCATAGCCGCTGTAGTACCATTTTTTGTTTCACCATTAAGTAAATGACCAGAAACAGTACCTGCATGAAACTTACCTTTTTTCTTATTTTCAACTGCAAAATCGGTACCACTTGAAGAACCGGCACCAGATAGGTGTTCCGGCATAATCTTATGGTGTTTCATTCTTTCAACAAATTTTGATTCGTATTCATGGCCTTTATTTTTAGGAGCTTCACCTGGTTTATGTAATTTTGAAATAGGAATTACATGATGATTACCGGCTTCATCTTCTGCATGAACATGAATTTTTCCATTGATGTGTTCAACTTTGTGTAATTTTACGGATGAACCTGCAGGAATATCATCATGCTCTTTGGCCAAAACATGAGTGTGTTTATCGGATCCAATGTGTGGATCGATATATCTTTTTTGATGGTCCTCTCCGGTTTTACCGGAAGCAGTTAAAGTGCCACGACCTTGCTCTTCAATTAAAAAACCTCTAAAACTTTTCATTTTCTAACCTTTAACAAATTTTGTTTAGCAAACTCAGCACGATTAACCAATTTGGTTGGTTGATTATCATGATGAACTACGAAACCTTCAGGTTTGGACTTTTTACCTTCAATGTGGTGTTGGTAATGCCCTTCATGTGTTTCTAATGATTTAACCAAAGCATTTTTGGCTTGATGTAAATGATGGTGCATAGATAACAAATTTCCATAATGTGATTTATGTTTTTCTACATGAGCAATCTGTGATGCACCTTCTTTAGTCTTTTCAGATTTAGACTTTTCGGTAGTAACTTTAGCGGCCTGTTTTGCATGAACATCATGTAGATGTTCTTTAAATCCCTTAACACTTGGAACTTCATCATGCCTTACTGTTTTGTTTATGTATGTTGATAGGTGGCCAGCTTCTCCACTATGTTTTGGATGAACGGCGTCATACATTTTGTGACCATGTGTGTCATGAATTTCTTTGGCTGCAGCCATATGTTTCTGAAAATGTTTTTCATTCTCAGCTGAATGTTTAACTTTACTGGTGTCGTGTTCTGCACCATGAATATGAACATCTGGATGTTCTTTGAACTTACTCATGTCTACATGAGGTGTGTTATGTTTTAAGTCGTGGCTGTATTGTGTATGAACCACAACACCAACCTTAGACTTTTTTACTTTCTCTGCTTCTTTACCTTTAGCAGTATAGGTGATTGTGTTCGGAGTAAAAGAAACATCACCTTTGGCTTCTACGATATAACCTTCATGCAAATGTTTTGTATCAACATGATGCATCAGGTCACCTTGAAATACACCTTCTTTTGGTGTTACTTTTGGTAAATGTTTTAATGCGTGTTTGAGTGTCTTTGCCAGACCAGGAGCATGACCATGATTTTTATCAATGTCCGCTTCTGTATGGTTGATTTTTGGATTTTTATTAAATGCTGATTTGGTTGCAACAAAGAATTTATTATTCTTAGGATGGTGACCAAAAACAATTGATGGAGAACCATCATATTTCATTGTTAAATTGGTGCTCTTGTGGCCACCAGTCATATGTTCATGAGCCTTCATCAAAGCTGCATGAGCGTGTTCAAAACCTGCGTGGCCATGCATTAATGGCCTATCTTCCGCATGGTGAATGTGTTTAAGTTCAGAACCTTGCTCAGATTCTTCCGTTAAGAATGACTTAAATGATAACATTGATTTCCTTACTAGATATGCAACACACTTTGGTTGCCGGTTTGCTTATTTATACAACTTCTCAACCTTTATGGTACAAACCGTTTCCAACGATTAAATTATTGGGTTAGATATATACGACCCAAAATTGTTGGATTTTAATTCCATTTGGTACCTTCAAAGTCCAGCCAGTAGGTCGACATTTTACCTTTACCTGATATCAAATAAAATGGTAAAGTGTGAACTAATCCTCTACTGGATCCGTAGTATATCAGGTCTTTAGGTCCTCTGTCAAGAGCCCAAGCAAAATGGCTAGAACCAGTATCACCACCCACAAAGACTTCGGCTGTGGTAATGTGGTAATAATTCTGAACAAAATTGGTAGAATACCGCCAGCCCTCAAATGGGCAACTCTCGGTAGGTTCACCCTTTTTACATATTACTTTTTCATAGTCTTTATATTCTTCGGTAGAATATTTGGCAATAATCTGTTCATATACATTCTTTGGCCAGTTACGCCATTGATTGTATGGTGCATCAAATAATGGAAATACAGCAATCTTCTTTTCCATTGGTGCATTGTTTGGTATTTTTACCAAGTCACCAGATATATCTCTGAAATCCCAAACATTGACTTTTCTCCAAGGCAATGATTGTTCACCTGGTTCTGTTGAAAAATAGTTAGTCATCTTCAACATTATCTCATAGAATGTTTGGCAATGTGTGTCAGAGCTAACATTTCCAGGTTTCAAGTGAAACTGAATCATTGGATCATTGTTGATTTTTCGTATGTGTTCTAATACATTGGCAACGGCAATCATGTCACCATTTCGGACTGTGCCAAAAGTTCCTGGTTCAATATTGATAATCATAGAACAACATCTTTCACATAAACCAATTTAGATTTACGGTCACCATAATAGTGTCGTTTAAAATCAAATTCAACCGGATGGCCATCCCACATTCTCATATCTTCGTCCCAACAAACAATTGTTTCTTTATTCATCAAGTCAGCAAGAATACCAATACCTGTAAAAGTGCTAATAAAAGGTTTAGGACTATTTTTAATCATATTCAAATTATACATTAATGACATATCATAATTCAAATAAAACACTTTTGACCAATCGGGATTTACACCATCACGAACAACATGAGTTTTTCTACGATTGTCAATTGTCGAATGATTCCACCTATCACCAATGATATATTTGTTGGTACTTTCTATGGCAATGCCATTCATAGGATTAATCACTAATTCAAAGTTATCATCAACTTTAAAATCAAATCCATAATTATCACGAATCCAATTTTCATAACGGCAAGTTTCAACTGGCCGATTTTTATCATCTTGGTCCATACGAGTCCAAGAACTTAACTTGATTGCACCATGAGAGAAAACTTCATCACTAAATTCAACATTGTTAATACATGGTTGCTGTAACAGAAGTTCTTTGATACCATTAAATTTTCTCATTTCACCACGAATAATTAAATTAATCGGTCGTTTGTCAAAGAGAGATAGGCCAGAGATTACTGGTAAAGCATTAGCAAAATCACCTAGGTTGGCGGTACAATCAATTTGAATTAACATTATATTCCTTAAAAGCTACAAACCAGTCATTACTAGAAACTTTATGTAGTTCAAACAATTCTGGTTTTTGTAGATATGACATCAACAATAAAGTTTGGTCATCATCTATTAAATTATTTTTAATTAATTCACCAACATTATGGTGAACTAACTGTTCCAATACAGGCCACATTTCTTTACCTGCAACAATACATGGTCCAGTAACATGAACATCATTGTTGAAAATCACATCTTCAATGTAGGTACCTTCTTTCCAATCTTTTAGAGTAAAGAAATGAATCTTGTCTTTGGCAAAAGGATACTGCCATTTCTTTACATTATTACGAGTAGATTCTTCACGACAATAACCAAAATCTAACCAAGCAATTAAATCTGTTTGTATTAAGTTTGTTTGCATGGCTTTCGTAACGAAAGATGATTTAAGTAGATTGACGAGAACGTAGTCAGCATTCCAATATTCTGGATTTTTTACTTGCATGGGATTTATTTTGGCTTGATACTGTGGGTCTTTTTGAACCTTAGTAATTTCTTCCCTTAGTTTTTCAAAACTATTAGGAAAATCAAGCGCTAGAATTTCGGTTGGTCTATCTTGTCTTATAAACTTTATATCATTTATAAATTCTTTTGATGTAAAGACGACCATTGGATTGTCAAGTTTGGCCATATGACTAAACCTGTCAAAGTAAGTTTTATTGGTTCTGTGTAGGTAGTGTGGCAAACCTTTATCTGGTGTCCAATCACCACGACCAATATCAAAGAAAGCGGTAACTATTGTTATGTCGTTCATACAAGTTCTGTGTTAAATGTTATAACTTCGTTTTCATTAGGCCAATAATACTTTTTGTAATTATTGATTATTTCAATATGTTCTGGTTGTTCTTCTACAAACTTATCAAAATCAAAACCTTTCTGGTGATGATGTGTATCCGTCAAATATGGATTAACACTATAATCTTTTCCACACAACATATAGTAAACTACCATGTAACAGTCCATGAAACCTAGTGGATTATATTGTTGTTGAAAAGTATTGTGATTCTTTTTAAACCAATCAATTACTCGGTCATAATTT